ATTACGTTCGTAACGTTCGCGGTAAAATTGGAAAAAAAAGCAGAACATCTAACACACAAAAAGAATTGATTGACACAGTACAAAGACCTTCCAACCCGTACGCACTACCGAAGTCGTACGCAAAGAAACGTAGACACGTCGAATTGAAAGGGAATAAGTTCTTAATTCTTTGTGATTTACATTTTCCCTACCAAGATAACGAAGCTATTCAATGCGCTATCAATGAAGGCCTCAAACAGGGCTGTGATTCAATCGTTTTGAACGGCGACGCGTTAGACTGTCATATGATTTCAGACTTCGTTAAAGACCCTCGTAAACGTAAATTCAAAGACGAACTTTATTCTATTCGTCAATTCCTTGCATCGCTTCGACACACGTTCCCGAACGCAAATATCTATTATAAAGAAGGAAACCACGAGGAAAGGTACTGGCGTTATATGCGAATCAAAGCACCCGAACTATTCGACATTGACGCGTTTGATTTTCCAACATTGACGCATTGCGATAAGCACGACGTGAAGTGGATTGACGGTAAGAGTAAATTGAATATCGGTAAACTTTCAATCTTTCACGGGCATGAATTCGGAAAACAATTCCTTCCGTCTGTCAATGTGGCGCGTGGGTTGTTCATGAAGACGAAAGTTTCTTCAATGTGCGGACACCATCATCAAACAGCGGAACACAACGAACGTGACGCGAACGGAAAATTTATAACCTGTTGGGGTGTTGGTTGTTTGAGTGAGCTTTCACCTGACTATAACCCCTATTCAAAATATAATCATGGCTTCGCTATTGTAAGTAAAGGAAAAAATGGTTACTTTAGCGTTCAGAATCTTCGAATACACGAAGGTCAAATTTTATAACCTAAAAAAACAACTATGATTATTGCAACTATTTTTCTTTGTACCGCGCTTGTTGGCGTGTTGTGGATTCAAGGCATCGACAAGATGTCGAAAGAACATTCAGACTACAACGGAAACGATTTAATATAAGCACAATGGACAAAAGAGAATACCAACCCGACGCAGTTATTGTTATAATTGCAACAAGTGTTTTTTGGATGCTTGTTTGCCTTGCATTTTGGAACTTTCACCCGAAGATTCAAACGGAAATACAGATACAAAAACAGGATAGCATTATTTACTACAATAGTGGTGAATACGACCGACTGTTACAGGAAGAAATTGATTTATACGGAACTTACAGAAGATATGAAGACGCTCAATCTACGGCCAAAGCCGCCTATCAAAGAACTCGTGATTCTATTATTGTTCGAGATACTATTGTTCGCGTGGATGTGGTACGTTTGGTGAACTCCTGCGACAGCGTTATTACTTCCGATTCACTTGTTATTGATAATCTAAAAGAACAAATTAACATCAAAGACGAAAAGACGGAAAACTTGCAAGAAACAATAGGCGCTTATAAACAAAAGACGGCGTTGTTAAGCGAAGAAATAAACAGTCTAACTGAGGATAAAAAGAAATTAGAGAAACAAAAAAAGCGCCGCACTGGCGCTCTTGTTGTTGCTTCGTCCGTCGCTATTTTGTCGACGTTTGTTCTGAGTGTTTTATTTTAGATTCAGGAACGTAGAACTTCAACGAGAACTGAATCGCTTCACTTAAGAAAGTGTTGCGACTATTTTCACCTCGTTTCTCGTCAATCTCGTTCCACAGGTCTTTGTGAAGATACACGCAGATTCCTTTTTTAGTTTTGCTCTCTGCCATCTTCGTTTGTTTTGTTGTAAAATTTGTGTAGCAAATCAAGGGTTGTTTCTGCTCCGTCATATTTCGATTTAGCGTGTAACATTTTGTTGTTTGCATTTCTATTTTTGTCTGGATATTTTGCTACAAATTCAGCAAACAAAATCAATTGTTCCTTTTCCATTTGTTTAGCTTTTTCAACTGCTTTCCAAAAATCAAAATTCATTTCGTTGCATAAATGTTCTGCTAACCATTCAACACTACTTTCCATCTTCATTCGGTTTAGTCATCATTGTTCCAATCATTAACGCTAAGTATATTTTCTCTTTTGCGTTTAAGTCTTTGCGCTGTGAAAGTTCAAGAAGAATATCTCCGAGAATCTTTCCTTGTTGGAAGTATGTTGCTATTGAGTTGACGATTTCGCGCTCACGATCGTATGTCATTTTGAGCGTTTCATAAAGTGGTGTTGGTTTCATATTATTATTTTTTCTATTTCTTCTTTTACTTTTTCCCAATAATCATAGCTAAAATCTTCTCCGCAACAAATAGCAATAGACCAAGATTCAAATTCAGTTAAATAAAAATCTACTGCAATTAAAGCGCATTGTTTTGCGTCTTCCCTTGCCTCGTCGTCGTACAACAAACCTGCTCGCAAATAAATGCAATACTTGTTGAACAGTTCTTCCGCTTTCTCTTTTGGTATCATATTGTAAATGTATGCTAAGTTAATTAACCAACAACATATTGTCCATAACTTGGATTGAGTTCGAAATACATACGCATCATTATAGCGTCTGCAACGTCAGGTGAAATACCTTCGCGGTTCTTGATTACGTCCTTCGGTGTGACCATAAGTTTACCGTCAACGTCTGCGCGGTGTCGTTTAATCATTTCGAGTTCACGAACGATTTGTTCTTTGCGCGTACTTGAAAGAATAGTGAGCCGATTCTCCTCTATGTATTGAGCCAATTTGTAGTAACATTCGCTTTTCAGATTTTGGTATTGCGGGTGCTTTGGTTTTGATCCATTGACAAACCCTCGACATTTCAAGAAGTCAACCACACCACCACCAACTCCGTCTTCATCGCACACTACGTCTTGCAATAAAATTGAGTGTTGTTGACAGGTTAAGCGAACTTTGTTCACTACTTCATCCAACGCTGCACGATTCATTTCAATTATGTCGATGATAGTTAGACCTTCCCAAACGCAGATAATGGTTCTATCCTTTCCGAATCGCGCTATGTCGGCTGTGATGTACTTCTTGCCTTCATTAATTACTTCGTTGCGGAACATTCGCAATAGATTCTCCGTTTGAAACAATTTATCAGAGTCGTCGTCGAACTCCCAATTGCCTTCCAAAAGTCTTTTACGATCGTATTCAGAAAGTCGACGCAATGATTCGATATAAGCAACAGGAAGGAAGGGGTTGTCTTGCGGTAACGCCTGGACAAACGCACGGTGTGAAGGTAGTTCGTTTCGGTTGTTCTTCATGTAAAACTCATTGTACAACCAACCTTTCGCAGGGTTGCAGGACAAGAAACCTTTCGGAATTAAACCGAACTCGTTCAACTTAAAACGGCAACGAGAATGAACAATGCTGACAGCCTTTTCAGTTACTTCGGAACATTCGTCTATAAAGTAGTCTGTTATTTCTAACGATCCAAGTGAATTGAAATTTACGTCCGAAGGGTAAGCGAACAAGTCTTTCAAAACAATTTCGCTTCCGTTGAAGAACTTTATCACGTTGGATTGTCCATTGAAGGTGTAATGTTTATTCGCTATCAAACCGAATTCCTCAGCGGTTTCAAAGAACGTGTTTAAGGTCGTCTTTTTCAACGTGTCTAATTTGCTACGTCCAATAAGCGAACGCGTCCCTGCGTACTTCAAACGACGTTGTATTTGCCACATACAACCGAACTTCGTCTTACCACCCCCTGCCGCGCCACCGTAAAGTAACTGCTCAACTTGTGAATCAGTCGCCAAATAATTAAGTGCTTCAATTTGACGCGGCAGGTATTCGGGTTTATATGGATTCATCTATTCTAATCATTGCGTAAGACTGCGGAATTTGTGCAATTATTTTATCTCCGATTAAGCACCACCAATATGAATCGTTAACCGAACCATATTCTTCTATTTTATCACAAATAACAATGTACGATTCGCCTGTTAATGGGTGAATGAATTTGTACTTTCTCATTAAAATAAACTTAATTGAGGTTGACTAACTATTTCTTTCTTCGGTTCAACTACTTCACCAATTGCCATTAACACTCCGTCAAAACGTCCATTGAAGTTTCCTAATTGAAGTGCTTGTGTCAATTCGAACTTTGCCAGTTCACTTGCTTCTTTTGCAGTTGAACAAACATCTTCTTCGTACCAACCAATGGGAGTGCAAATGGTTACGTTTGATCCGTGTATAGTCCACGAATGTTTCCAACCAAACTTATTTTTAGCGACAGCATAAGAAGCAAAAATTCCGTCGGCTTTGTAATACATTCCATCTGGATTTTCACAATGTCCTTCGTCGTTCCAATTGTACTTTCTCATTGCTTACTTAAATAAAGTTTATACAATTCACGAAAGCCTTCGAACTGAATCGATTCTTTGAGTAGTTGACGCTTCCTGTCACTCATTCGCTCAACCATTCCTTTCGAAAGTTGTTGTTCATTGAAGACTGTCTTTCGCGCTTTCGCTTTGCATAGGTTGTATTCTTCATCTGTGAAAGTTTCAGCGGTTATACGCTTACTTTCTTCCAACCACCGCATCATTGACACTCCGCGCAATTCTAAGGTCGTGTATTTGCCTTGTTTGAAGCTCTCAATATCTTCCTTTAACATTCTTCGCCAGCTATCGTCGTTCACCGCCATTTCGTTTTCTTTTATTTGTTGTGATTTTTCTTCTATCGCGTCTGCAATTTCACGCTGAATTTGTAGGTTCGCTTTGTCCCTGTGTGGTTTGTAGTGCGTCAACACGTCGCCAATAAACGATACGCTCAACGCTCCAAAATGCTCACACTTTTTACTCAGTTCATTCGCCGCGTTCAATTCAAACGCTAAATTGAAGTGTTCGAATGTAACCCACCGAAAGTGCTTTCCAATAAATTCGTGCAGCATTTGCAACAGTTGCGCCTCTGGTAATGCTATTCCGTACATAGCGCAAACCTTTGAACATAACTTAACAAACGTAGGTAGGTCGTAATCTGCTACAAATGCGCTTTCTCTTTCTGCACGATCAACCCTTTGTGTAATTGTGAGCGTCGTTGTATATGCGTTGCGCAGCGTCTGAATCGAATTTTCCATTTTTGATTTTTGTATTTTGGTTTGTTGTTGCGAATGTACTTAAATCCCATTTACGAACGGCAGCCTTCCAATCTTTCATAGGGTTGCGTCCAACCTTCCAACCGTTGGCTTCGTAATGTGCATGAAATTTCTCGGTAAACTTTAACGCGTCGTCGTTGCTTAACTTCTCGCAAGCATATTCGTATATCTCAACGACCGTTGGTTTGACGAACGTAGTCTTTTTTTCTTTCGTCGTGACTGGAAGGTTAGCCTGTGGAACGGATAAGCGAATTAACAAGTCGTTTATCTTTTGGTCCTGTTCCTTTATTTGCGCTTCGAGTGTTTCAACTCGTTTCTTTAATTGTAGTATTAGCATCATTGTTTATTTTTTAATCTAACCAAAATTCTCCAGACGCTTTTGCAATCTGTTCCTTTTCCATTTGAAGTGCTTGTTTATATAAATCTTGAATAAGTTTATCGGTTAAATTTAAACTCTTATAGTTCTTTAACTTTTTGT